GAACGGCCGGCGCCAGCGCGCCTGAGGTGGGCCATGGGTTTTCTGACCGCTCAGCAGATCATCAACCGCGCCTCTATCATGCTCGGGCTGGGCGGCCAGACGGCCCCATTCACCTCGAATGACCCGAACGTGGTGCAGTTGAGGGAGATGCTCAACTCCGCTGGCGAGGACCTCGTTCGCGAGTTCGAGTGGGCCCACCTGCGCAAGGAGTTCGACACCACCACAGTGCCGAACCAGGACACCTACACTCTGCCGCAGGACTTCAACCGCTTCGTGAACCAGACGGAGTGGAACCGCTCCAGCAAGTTGCCGCTGGGCGGCCCTGTAACGCCACAGGGCTGGCAACTCCTGAAGACGCTGAACGTCATTGCGGCGGTGCAGATGTTTTTCCGCACCAAGGCGAATACCCTCATTCTCCTGCCAGTGCCAGCCGGGGCCTATGACTTGGCCCTGGAGTACCTGAGCGGATGGTGGGTCTCCAATGACGGGGGCTCAACACCTTCAGGCGGAACGCTTGCCGCTGACACTGATGTGGTGCTCCTCGACGGGCAGATGATGGTGCACCGGATTCGTCGGGATTGGCAGGATGCCAAGGGCTTCGACAGCACAGCGGCAAGCAACGCCTACGAGGCGGCGCTGAACGTGGCCAAGGGCAATGATGAGGCGGCCCCAGTGCTCAACCTGAACCACAACCCATACAACCGCGCACGCCTCCTGGACGGCACAAACCTCCCTCCCACGGGCTATGGGACTGCCTGATGGCCCGCCCCAAGCGCCAGCCTGCGCCCACCGCGCAAACGTTCCAGGTGCCCGCTCCGGTAGGCGGGATGAACACGGTGGCTACGGGCTTGGACTTGCCGCCCACCGACTGTGTGAAGGCATACAACCTGTATGCAGCGGAGAATGGCCTGGCGGTACGCCTTGGGGAACGTGAGTGGGCACTGGGGATGGTGTCGGATATCCGTACCGTTATGGGGTTTGTGGGCGCGTCATCCTCATGGCTGTTCGCGGCGGGGGACCTAGGAATCTACGATGTGACGGTGAGCCGGGATGACGTGAGCGAGGCGGATCCGACGTTCGTTCCGTTCCCGTCTCCCGGAGGCAATTCCGGCTACGGTGTCTACACAAGTTTCGTGACAGAGGCGGGCCACTTCCTGCTCTATGCGGACGAAGAGAATGGCCTCTATCGGTTCTCCGAGGTTGGCGCCACCTGGACGAAGGTGACCTCGGGGACTGGAGCAGGGCAAATCTCCGGCGTGGACCCTGGGGATATTGTCTTCGTCATGGCATTCAAGGGACGCCTCTGGTTCGTCGAGCGCGACACCTCCAGCGCTTGGTACCTACCGGTTGGGCAAATTGCCGGCGCGGCCACGGAGTTCCCCATGGGCACACGGTTCCGCTATGGCGGCACCCTCGTGGGCCTCTGGGACTGGACATATGACGGCGGTGGCGGCCTCGATGACGGCCTTGTGGCACTATCCACCGGTGGTGATGTGCTCGTGTACCAGGGTACGGACCCGGACAGTGCGGACACTTTTGGTTTGAAGGGCGTCTGGTACTCAGGCCCGCCACCAGCAGGCCGGACTGTGGCGAGCACCTTTGGCGGCGAGCTCCTTCTGCTCACGCGGCAGGGGCTCCTGCCCATGTCCAAGCTCGTGGTTGGACTCCCAGATGTGCGCGCCGAGGCGCTTACCGCCAAGGTGAGCAATCTCGTCAACCTGTTGATGAGTCAGCGGGCCTCGTTCCGTGGCTGGCAGGTGATCCAGCACCCGGAGACGGCCACCCTCAACATTCTAGTTCCACAGGGGACAGGCGCGGCGCCGCTTCAACTCGTCCAGAGTGTGGCGAGCAAGGGGTGGTTTCTCCATCGTGACCTTGCCATGTCCACCGCATGCGTATTCGACAGGCAACTTTTTTACGGTACAACGAACGCCCGCGTGTGCGTGAATACCGGGTACATTGACGGCGTGACGATAGTTAATCCGGCCTCGTACCTGCCCATCCAATGGAGCGTTCTTACTGCCTTCAGCGACCTCGGGAGTCCGCGACAGAAGCAGATCTCCATGGTGCGGCCTCTCATTCTCTCGGACGGGACGGCGCCGAGTTTCAACGTCGAAGCGCGGTACCAGTACGACCAGAGCGAGATGCAGCCCGTTGACCTCGTGGTGGGTGGGCAAGGCACCTGGGATAACGCCTACTGGGACGTGGATGTGTGGGGCGGCGACTACGCGCCCACGCAGATTGTCCGCGGCACCACCGGCGCAGGGACGGCAGTGGGCGTGGCCATCCGAGGCACTGCTGTTGCCCGGACGGTGCTTATTGGACTGGATGTGACGTACACTGCGGGAGGCTTCCTGTGATCCGCGCGGCCACAGAGCAGGAACGGCAGGCCATTGCCACCCACCTCGGGGCAGTGCTCACCCATGCGGCGCGCGGCATAGTGGCGGACAGCCCCATAGGCATTCGAGGTGGCGTCCTCTTCGACAACTGGACGGAGGGGAGCGCTCAAGTCCACATGTGGAGCGATTCTCCCATCATCTGGCGGCGGCTTCTTCCCGAGGCGTGCCGGTACGTGTTCCTTCAGGCAGGGCGGCGCGTTGTCGTCGGCATCATCCGCGAGAGCAACGAGGCGAGCCGCGCCACCACCGAGCACATGGGTTTCACCCTCATGGGGCGCCTCGAAGACGGAGCAGCCCCGGGCGAGGCCCTTCTCTTCTACCAGTTGCGGCGGGAGAACTGCCGCTACCTCAACCAGCACCAGAAGGCGGCATAGCCATGGCGAACAACCCTCAAGGCGGGAAGAAGAACGCTCCAGCGCCCCCGGATTACATGGGCCTCGCCAATCAGCAGGCAGCCTTCAGCCAGCAGAACACCAACCAGCAGACGCTGGCGAACCGGCCGAACCAGAGCAACCCCTACGCATCCTCAACATGGACTCAAGGGCCCAATGGCGAGTGGAGCCAGCAGACGGCCTTCAACGGCCCGCTGGCGGGCGCCAACGCCTCGTTGCAGCAGCAGGCAGCGAATAACCTGTCCACGCCATTCTCTCTGAGCAGCCTCGGCACGCTCGGCACTGGAGACGACGCCAGGAACCAGGCCATCACCGGGGCCTACAACCAGGCCACCTCCCGGTTGGATCCGGCCTTCCAGCAGCGCGAGAACGCCCTGCGGACGCGCCTCCAGAACCAGGGCCTTCAGGAGGGGAGTGCGGCCTTCAAGAACGCCATGAGCCAGTTTGGCAATGAGCGCAACGACGCCTACACCTCGGCCATGAACATGGCCATCGGCCAGGGTACGGCTGCTGGAGACTCGGTGTTCCGGAACAACCTCGCCTCCCGGCAGCAGGGGCTTGAGGAGCTCCTGCGGCAGCGAAACATGCCGCTCGCCGAGATGCAGCAGATGAACGCCCTTACGGGCATGCAGGGCTTCAATCAGGCCGGCCGCGCCGAGACTCCGAACCTGCTCGGGGCGGCTGGAATGCAGGACGCGGCGAACTACCGCAATTGGCAGGCGCGGCAGGGCATCCAGGGCGACATGTATGGGGCGGGAATGGATCTGCTGGGCACCGGCCTCCAGTTCCTCCCCTACGCGCTCGCCTCGGATGAGCGGGTGAAGGTCGAGGTGGAGCGCCTGCCAGTGGAAGTTGTGCCTGGCGTGCCGCTGGCCACCTTCCGGTACCTGCCCGAGGCCGGAATGGGCGAGGGCCGCTACCTCGGCATCATCGCCCAGGACTTGCAGAAGGTCCGCCCTGAGGCTGTGCGACCGCGTGCTGATGGCGTCTTGACCGTACATCCTGATTTTAACCCCGTTCTGCTGGAGGAGTAGCCATGGACCAGATCGACCCGAACACCCTCGCGATTCTCCAGGAGATGATGGAGGACGGAACCCTCGCCGAGGCGTTCTATCCCCACGAGAACCAGCAGAAAGTGCTGGACCAACAGATGATGCTGGCGCAGCAGCTCGCGCAGCCAGGCGCACAGCGGTCCAGTCCCATGGGCGCTCTCCTCGGGGGCCTCAGCAACGCCATCGGGAAGGTGGGCGGCGCGGCCATGCAGTCCAAGGCGATGGCTGGGCAGGAGGCCCTTGGCGACCGGATGCAAAAAGGCGGCGTTCACACCATCGAGGAACTGTTGAAGGCGCATAAGGCAGCGCCTCCGGCCAGCGCCTACCCCGACCTCGGCATGCCCGTTCTCATGGAGTAGCCCCCATGGACTTCGACCTCCCCACACTCCTAGGCGAGGAGCCGACCGATGACGAGCAGCAGGCGGCCTTGCTTGCGGCGCTGAAGAACCAGCAGAGTCAGCAACAAACCACCCGCGCCAACCTTCAGAACACCCTCCAGCGCCAGCAGGGGCAGGCCGGCGCGCTCCGCTCGCTGGCGCTCCTCTCCTCCCTCGGCGACAACCCTCTGCTGCGCCGCCTTCAGCAGGAAGCGGGCTCGCAGGGCTCCCAGTTGGAGGGCCTCGCCGCGCGCACTGAACAGCGCCTAGGGCAGGCCGAGAGCGGCATGAACCCTCTCCGCGCGCTCGCACTCAAACTGGCTGCCGACAAGGAGAAGCGGCTCGCTGGCGACGCCAAGGACCGCGAGAAGCGGCTCGCCGACCAACTTGAGTTCCAGAAGAAGAAGTCCGCTGCGGGCGCTGCTGCTGCCAAGACGAAAGGCGAGAAGAAGGAACACGATGACTCCATTAAGTTGGAAGGTGGTCTTCGGAAGGAGTTCCAAGCGACGCCCGCCTACAAGAACTACGAACTCGCAGCGACAGCATTCGACCAGATGCGGCAGGCCATCGCGCTCGATACGCCCGCTGGCGACCTGACGGCCATCACTACATTCATGAAGTCTCTGGACCCGAGCACGGGCGTGAAGGATCAGGAGTTCAACAACGCTGCCAAGGCGGGCGGATTGGTGGACCGCGCGCAGGCTGCCCTCGACTACCTCACCAAGGGCAACCGGCTGACGCCTTCAATGCGCGCAGAGTTCCTCAATGCGGCGCGGCGCAATACCTCTGTGCTCAAAGGCCAGCATGACCGCGTATTGAATCAGTACAAGGGGCTCGCGAAGGATTACAACGTGAATCCCAACCGTGTCGCCTCGGGTGTGGATATTGACCTTGGGGAGGAACCTATCGCGCCACCTCCCAAACCACCTCCTCCACAGCCTGCTCCGAAGCCCGTCAACCCCAGGGACTTCTCTAGGACATACATCGGTCCAGACAACATCAGGTATGGACAGCGGAAGGATGGAACCATTGTTCGTGTGAATGAAGATGGAACGCACACGGTTGTGAAGGTGAAAAGGTAGGCCATGGCTGAGCAAGCGGTAGAATTCACGCCCGAAGAGTTGCGCGCCATGGGTTTCGAGGTGCCTGGGGAGGAGCCGCAGTTCACCCCCGAGGAACTCAAGGCGATGGGGTTCGAGATTCCTGAGCCCGTCGTCCCTCCTCCACCTCCGGAAGTGAGCGCGGGGGAGACGTTCGCCCTGCGCGGGGCTGGTGCGGTGCCTGCTGGTGGCCTCATCTCGGATCTTCTGGGCACCGCCATCATGCAGGGGGCCAAGGCGATGGATGTGGGCAAGCCAAGTGCCCGCCTCACGCCCCAGGCACAGGCCGACCTCTATCGGATGGGCCTGAATGAGGATGAGGTGCGGACGCCAGAGAGCACCATTCCTGGCCCGCTCGACACATACCGGAGGCTGCGGGATACCCGAAAGTTGCGCACCGCTGCTGGCAGCGAGCAGAACCCATGGGCTGGGCGCGCTGGCGCGGTGACGGGCACCGTGGCCAGCGTCCTCGCTCCGCTCCCCTCTGTCCGCATTGCCCCTGCCAGCCTTCGGGCCATTCCCTCAGCGGCAGCTGCAGAGCGCACCGCGCGCATCCTCTCAGGAGCAGCCACGGGTGGCGCCTATGGCGGGTTCAACGCGCTCACGGACGGGGAGGCGGACCTGACGCGCGGCGAGGTGGGCAAGGCGGCAGAGGAGGTGGCGGACCGTGCCCTAGGCGGGGCTGTTGCGGGCGGCCTCACCGCTGGCGCTGCCGAACTCCTGCGCCCTGCTGCTGGCCGTCTCCGAGACTTTGCCGTCCGCCAGGGGCGGCGTGTCATCGGAGGGGATTCGGACATTGCTGCGGCCACTCGGCAGGCCCTTTCGGATGAGGCTGTCCTCCAAGCGCTGGAGGACAAAATGATCCGGCCCTTGAGCACCACGCCAGCAACCTATCAGCGCCTCGATGAGGCGGCTGAGAAGTTGGGTGCAGAGTACGGCCAGATTCTCCAGCGCCTCGAGGAACTGGGCGTCACTGGCCCCCGCGCTACCGAACTCGCCGCTCAATTCATGCGCCGTGCGAACGAGATGAAGGGGACGATGGCGGCAAGCAACACCTCCCCCCGTGTTATGGCCCGAGAGGCGCGCAATCTCGGAGCCCACGGTCGAGGTGTAGAGCGCCTGCCCCTATCTACGGCTGAGTCAATGAAGAGGGACTTCCAACGAATGGGGCGTTATGAGCGCATCAACAATTCACCCAACGAGGAGGCGTTCCAGGAACTTGGCTCACGCATGCGCCAGGAGATCGAGAACGAGGTGGCCATGGCTGGCGCAGCAGGCGGGCCAGGAAGTGAGGTTGGCGATCTAGCCTCCCGCTTTCAGCCCGTGAAGTCTCGCCTCAGTAACTACATCGCTGCTCGCGACGTGGGAGAGAAGGGGGCATCCAAGGCCCTGCAAAAGTCCCCAGTGAACATCAAGGACATGCTCCTTGGCGCCGCTGCCAAAGACCCCGCCAGCGCAGCTGTTACTGCGCTCGTCTCCAGCGGCGTCCGTAATCGCCTACCCAGCACAGCCGCTGTGGGCGCCTACAACCTCTCCGAGGGGCTCCGAACTGGTAACCTCTCACCCGAACTGGCCAAACTCATCACCCTGGCCATGGACCCGACGATTACCGACACCACACAGGCCCTCATTGAGCGCCTGCGACGAAAGGAAGACCAGCAATGAGCATTCTCCTCCTGCAGCGAACCCTGAGCGGAGTTGTGAAGTCCGGCCTGTATTCGGGCGTGGACGGCGCGGTGAGCGACGGCAATCCGAACGCCTCCCAGTACGTGGACGTGCGGCCCTACCGCTACGTGAAGTGGAGTATGCAGAGTCAGGGCTTTGCCGCCGACAACCCTGGCAATACGGGTGCGGCTCTCTCCATCCGCCTCGTTGGTTGCGACTCGAAGACGACAGGCATCCCCGCCGCAACTGGAAGCGCTGGCCCCAACCCGCTTGGCTACGCCTCTCTATTGCTCGGAGAGGGTCATGGCGAGCGGGTGGACTACGTAGCGCCGTTCTTCAGCGTCACCCACCCCAACGGCAATGGGCAGGACGTGGAACTCGACGGCGACACCGTGTTTGAACTGCGCGGGTACCTCTAGGAGACACCATGGCGAAGACAACCGAAGTTCGCGTGCTCACTACCGCTACCCGTCTTCCAGACGTGCTGGACCCAACGCGTACCTCCGTTCTTGTTGAGAACCTCGGGCCCAATACGATTTGGCTCAGTCACGACCCTGGCGTAACTGTCGGCGAGGGCCACCAGATTGCCACCAACTCGTGGCGCACATTCGGAGGCGCCCCCCTCTGGGCTATTTGCGAGACGGATCAAGAGGGAGGTCTCGCTCAGACAACCATCGTCACCGAGTACCCCTAGGAGCACCTCATGCCTCGCAACACTGGCGGCGTCTACACGCTGCCCCCCGGAAACCCCGTCACCACTGGCACGCTCATCAGTACCGTGTGGGCCAACGGGACGATGAACGACTTGGCCAACGAGATGCAGGGCAGCCTCTCACGCAACGGCTACGGGGGCATGCTCGCAGCGCTCAAGTTGGTGCAGGGAAGCCAAGTGCTCCCCAGTCTCACCTTCGGAACGGATACGGGAACTGGCCTCTGGCTCATGGAGCCGGGCGAACTCGGCATCACCTGTAACCTCTCCTACGTGGCTTCATTTGCCTCGGATGAGATCCACTTCAACACGGCCGTGCTGGTGGACACGGGCGGCCTCAGCGTTGCTGGCGGGCTCACCGTCAGCTCAGGCGGCGCCTCAATCCTTGGGGGCGTAACCGCCAACGGAGCCACCTCCAACGGCGCTGGAGGCACCTTCACCGGTGGCACCACCAACGGCCGGGGCGTGGTGGCACAGGGCTCCGGCACCGGGGTGGGCGTCTACGCGAACGGTGGCGGTGGCACCGTTGCCATCCCCACCGAGGGGAACTCGGCGGGCGGCGTCTTCATCTCGAACCAGTTGGGCGCCCCCGGCTGCTTCGGGTGGGGTACTGATACCGGCGCAGGCGTCTACGGTCGGGGTGGCACAACGGGTCCAGGCGTCTTCGGGACGGGCGTTGTGGGGGGGAGGTTCGCTGCATCGACGGCCGCAACGGGCTCCGCACCTACCAACGCCCTTGAGGTCACCAACGGGAACATCAAACTCAGTGGGGTGGCCCCGGACAAGAATGTGTCGGTCGGAAACGTAGTCACGCCTATCAATGTCGTGAAGGCGTGGGCATCGATCTCCATCGCAGCGAGCACGGGGGCGGCCACGTTCAACGATGGATTCAACGTGACGTCGGTGTCCAACCCGGACAGCATCACCAAGGCCATCACCGTCACCTTCGGGACGGACATGGCGACCGACAAGTATGCCGTCTATGGTTCTGCTGACTGGGATGGTTCGAGCAACTACCGAACCATCGCCGTCCGGTCACGCAGTGCTGGGGCTGTCGATATCGTGGTGCTGGCAGCGAACACGGGGACGCCATTGAACTTCCCCGGGCCCGCTGCCGAACTCAACATTGCCGTGGTTGGGCGGCAGTAACTATGGCTGAGGGACAAATACCTGATGCAGTGGCCCTGCAAAACTCGTAGGGGGGACAGGAATGGCCCGGCGCGCTGGGAGCGGGAACGCACGCAGCCCGAATCCAGGTCCAGCCACTATGCACCGGCACTCACCAGTGGTGAAATCCAAGGTCCATGCCGAGTAGATGCGGCGCACTACGGAAGTGTCGTGTGGGCCACGAACACGTGTTTCTGTTTGGGCATCGCCGCATGTGGAGAATCCGACGCCAACGAGGTTTTCGCCCTTGATATATCCGGGCCCCGCGCAATCTGGCAACTCGTAGTAAATCAGGTTGGTTACACCTGTCTGCGAAAGCGTCAATTCTCCACTGTCCGGGTCCACGATCCACCGCAAGCCTTCTGTGTCGATGAAGAACGGACTTGGGCCGGTTGAAACAATGCGGTCTGTCGAGTCCACCCATGTGAGAATCGGAATGCTCGGCCCAGGAGGGCCCTCCGGTCCGGGAACGCCGGGCGGTCCCATCTCTCCGCACCCCGCAAGCGTGAGCACTGCGAAAACCGCGAGTATGAAACGCATGATTACCGCCCTCCAGTCATGGAGCCTGTGAAAGAGCCAGTCCGCTCACAAGCCCAGAAGTGCTCGTCATCGCGGTCTGTGAATGACACGGACCCATCCGTCTGGACAATGACACCGGCCCCGCTCGGCTTCACCACCACGGAGAAAACGAGCATGTTGGCGTAGAGAGGAACGACCGGCGAATCGCACGCCCCCCACGGACCCGGAGGGCAGGAGTAGATCCCACTCCACTTCCCTCCGTCTGAGGTCGACGTGGGGGTGAGCGTCACGACTCCAGAACCATCCGGACAGAACCCCGAAAGCGTCCCCGACTGGCCACCTGGAGCGACTGTAACCGTCACCGTCTGGCCGCCACCGTTCGCGTACGCGACATTGCTCGTGGTTAGAGAGGCAGGTCCGCTCCACGTGCCAGCGATACTCCCCGGAATCGTGAGGACCGGCGCTGTATCAGGACAGCCGTCCGCGTCCTGATAGCCGTTGTACGTCTCGGGTTGCGTGGGGCACTGGTCCTTGCTGTCCACAATGCCGTCGCCATCGGAATCGAATTCCACTGGGTCGCAGCGGTCGCATTCGTTCTTGAGCCCCGACACCGCAGCGATGCACTCAGCACACTCAGGGAGGGAGGCTTCACCCCCGCATGCCACAACACCGACAGAAACAACGAGCAGCACCAACGAACGCTGGACAAACTTCTGGATACAGGTATGAGACATGGAGCGGCTCCGGAATAGCCGTTAGCTCGGGCGTAATTGCCCTGAGCGGCACTGAGCGTGGTGGGGCGCTCTTTCCACGGAACCGCCCCACTGCGCTACGGTGCGTAGTGGTTTCCTCGCATAGACTGAGAAGCTCGTCAATGCCTTTTGGGGTTAGCCCTAAGTCCAATGGGTCACTTGTGACACGGGCGTGACATTCGTAGCCACCTGTCTACATTGGCCGCGGCTACCCCAAGCGCCTACTTGCTCGGCTCCTCGGGCTCCATGTCCTCGGGAATGGGGTGGCCGGGGATGCCCTGAGCCTCGCGCGGTGCGTCACGAAGGCCGTCCGCATGGAGCATCCCACCGTACCCATTGCGGCGTAGGGAGGCCGTCATCTCGGCGGCCAGCACCCTCATGTCATCGGTCCAGGGCATGTGGTGGATCCTTCTGGGTGTAGATGGGCTCAAGGTGTCGGTAACGGTGTGCCACCCACGGCTTGAGCGCGTCGGGCAGCCGCTCAAACGAATACTTGAGCCGCTCGGGTAACTCGGAACCGCTCAGCAACGCAGGGTCGCCCAAGTCGGGCGCTCCAATATCGTCTTCCCACGGACGGCCATCTAGGGCGCGAGCGTAGGCGACCGACTTCCTGTCGGCGAGAAGAGGGATGAGCGAGCGGCGGTCGCTGATTTCGTTCTTGGCGCACAGCGGGAGCAGTGCATCCCACTCCTCTTGCGTCATGTGCTTACCAGCCACGAGTGTCCTCCCAGTAAGACCCAATGGTGTTGGCGACTGGACTGATGGCATGATCTGTGTGCGGCGACCAACACGCAGCATTCAGGACTGCTTCGCTCTGCTTGAGCAACGCCGCATCCAGTCCGGCAGCCTTAATCGACTTCCAGCGTGATGACTTGCTCGTATTGGCCTTCACGCAGATCTGCATCAAAAACGCAGCGAGGCACGCCTTCCTTCGATCCCCCATCTCGGCAACTGCCTTGGCTTCCTTGCTCGCCCATGTGGCCCTGCCCATATCAGCAGCACACTCCTTCATGGCGGCAATGGCATCATCTGATTCCTTGGCCTCAGTTGGGATGGGCCACGTAAACCCCAAGAGGCTCACGCTCGGCCCGTCAGATGCCTGGCTCGCCCAAATCCCCGGCCCCTTCCGGCTCTCAGGTGTCTCGGGAAGCGTTCGGGTGTAGGGCGAGCGCGGGTAGTCTGGACTTGGCGAGAGGTGCCCGGGCTGGCCCGTGGTGTGGGGAGCATCCCACGCTGGGTTGAAGGCAGGAGCGCTTGGGGCCACGGGGATGCCCTGGGCGTACTGGGTGGGAGAACCGCCAGCACAGGCGGTGAGGAGGAGGCAGAGGAGAATGGGTCTCATGCTGGCAGTGTAGCACGTGGTATGGTGGGGCATGGCTCTCGTTTCGCTGGCTACTCCAGGTGGGAAGGAAGTCCGTGTCCTCGCTGCCGCGGTTGAGGCTCTCCAGGTCGAGGAGTGGCCAGCGCCCGGCGCCGAGGCCAAGACCCGAATCGTCCTCGCCAGTGGGACGGCCATCGTCGTGAGCGGTACCATTGCTGCTACGGCTACTGCTCTGGGCCTGTAGGTGGTACGGTGGCGTGCGTCTCCCTTCTTGAGGAACGCAACCCATGGCCGCCACCGCCCCGATTCCACCCGCCACCAATGAAGTCATCCTCAACGAACTCTCGCACCTACGGCAAGAGTTTCGAGAGTTCAAGGCGGAGTACAAGCAGGACAAGGCGGAGAACCACAACCGCCTGCGCTCAGTGGAGGATGACCGGCTTCGAGCGTGGACGATCATTGGATTCCTCGGGGTGCTCGGGCTCGGCACTACAGCCGCCTTCCTCAAGTGGTTGCTGACTACTCACTAGGCGCGGCCACGCCGGGTGTTCC